TTCATTAATACCATACATAGGCAAGTCATTTAAAGAAGATATAATTCTGCGAAAACCTCTTGCTCTTTTTTCTAATTGTGTTATCTGTGATTCTTTAGTCATAGTCTCTCTCCAATATCATTTGTAAATAGTGAATTGCTTTTTCAATATCTTTTGATTTTCCTTTTGATTTATGTCTGCATATATATTTAATAGCATTACCTTCTGCAAACTCTAAACGATTTTCATTTATAAAGTAAGCAGGTTGTATCTTCATTTTTTTATAATGGTTTCCATCTACTTGTTCATCTAATGAATCATAGGTAGTACCTTTAAATATATCTTTGTTAGTCATTATAATGGTCCTTGTTCTATCATTTTTTGTCTTCTTAATTGTTGTTCAGTTGGTTGTAACATATCATTTAAATCATCGATTGTCAACTCTGGGTTGCGTTTTAATTTTTTAACTATCCATTTATATGACCAAGGTTGTAATCTAAATGTATCACCATCATAGTAATGAGTTTGATTTGGCATAAAAGCAAATACATTTTTATAATTAATTTTACTTGCTTCTTCTTTAGTCATTAAAGAATGCAACCAAGCTACTAATATATGTCTAGCTTTTCTTCTTATTGGTTTCATTTGTTTTGCGTTCATATTCTTTTACTATAATCTTTTAATTGTTTTTCATATTCATATGTTATCTCTTCTACTAAAGGTTGTTTAACAACATCAGCTAACATAACATTCTTATTAGAATATTTAAATACTCTTAAACCTTTACCATCATTAGTATCAGAATGACATTCCCATTTATGAGGACAAAACATACAACCAGTAGCTAAAGTTTTGTTACCATTCTTTTCTGTTTTAAATTCATAACATTTTTCTGGAGGTGTATCTTGTTCTAATGTAGTTCTTAAATTTTTAATTAAAGATTTAACATTAGGTTTAGCCATGTCTTCAGGTTTATAAAAACATATATCACCACTTGATTTATCAACAACTAAAAAGCCACCTGCTTTAGTACCCATAGCTGTTTCATATCCTGATAACTGGGCATGATAACCAAAGGGGTCATCACCTACTATCTCACCTGATTGAAATTTTTTAAAACTAAATGGTGAAGCAGACTTAACATCACATATCTCACCATCAATCTTACTATCTATATGTCCAGTCACACCATCAATCTCTACTTTCTTTTGTTGGTCTTCTATCTTATGACCTGCAAGTTCAGCTAAGTAAAGTACTAAGTGTTCAATGATATGACCATATAAAAATTTTAAATTTAATCCTGCATCTTCATCTTTTCTATCTTTAGGACTATGTTTATCATACCATAATTGTCTAGCAGGTTTACCTAGTACTGACATTCTAAGCTTACCTTCTTTATCTGTTCTTACTGGTGGAGTATTCCAAGCTAACATAGCTTCTTTAATATTCTTTAAGAATACATCCATGTTTTCTTCTGTCATGTTGGCAGGTTTACCATTAGATATTTCAGATATTAAATGTTTAATGTCTGTAGCTAAAGTACTAATGTGTTTCTGACCAATTGTTTCCGATTTTATATTTTCCATTTAGTGGACACCTTACATTTAATTGTTTACCTGCATCTACAATAGATTGTACTGCTAACATTCCAAACTCATCTGCTCTTTTCTCTTCGACTTCGTATTGAAACTCATCATGTACATTCACTACTGGTAGTGCTTTGATTTGTTTTATCTTAACATATTCCTCTAGCAATGTCAACGCATACTTCATAACAGTTGCACCTGCTCCTTGAAGTAAAGTATTCAATGCTGCATGAGGATACCTTATTATTATTTTTCTTTGGTCGAGTCCTCTGACCCATCTTCTACTAGCAATTCGTTCCACCTTTTCTCGTAAGCTTCTAAGACTTGGTGTTGCTCTAAGAAATTTTTCTTTAATTCTTTCACCATCTCTTTCCGAACCTCCAATGATACTTCCGATTTTTTTTGAACCTGCTCCATAGATGAATGCATATATAAAAGTTTTGCTTTCATCTCTTGATGCCAAACCAGCAGCAATTTGATTTGTAGTGTGTATATCTCCATTAACGACTTCATGTGTATAATCCTTATCATTCATGTAGTGTGCTAACATCCTCAACTCAAGTCCTGAAGCATCAACACCTACTAATTTATAACCTTTGTTTACTGTCCATAATGCCCTACATTCTTTACCATAAGGAGAGTACACAGCAGGAATTTGAGCCATGTTGGGCGACTGATGGCTCATCCTTCCTGTTATTGTTCCATTGGTAATAACTTTGCCATGCACTCTACCATCTTCCTTAATAGCTTCTATCCAAGAACTGACTTGAGCAATTCTTTTCTGTAGCATTAAGTATCTGTTTATTAATTTAGCTTCAGGTATATTATGTATTTTAGATAATACTTTCTCATCAACAATCACATGACCTTTATCTGTTTTCTTCTTAGGTTTCCACCCAAGTAACATTAATCGTTCAGCAATCTGTTGCCTTGAACCTAAATTAAATTCTTTATATTTAACTTTAATAAAGGGTACTCCCTTTACATAACCTCTTGCTTTGTTATTAGACTTAGGTATAAACTCTGTCTCTATTTTTAAAGGAGGAAAAGTTTGTCTTACTTTAGTTGTTAGGTCATTCATATCTTCTTGAAACTTACATTGTAATTCATAAGCATCAATAACATTTATTTTAAATCCTGTATCATGTTGTTTCTGAATTATCTCTGCAACCTTATGCTCTAACTCTATTGATTGTCCAAAGTCTTTTGTCTTAGTACTTAAAAATTTATATAATCTTTCTGTTAACTCTACATCATTCCTACAATAAGTCAACATCTCTTCAGTAAAGAAATCAAATTGTTCAAAGTGTATTTTATTATGTCCTAACTTTGTACCCCAATTTTTTAATGAGTGTCCACCTTCTATCATTGGATTTAATAATCTAGATAGTACTAATGTATCTGTCTTCTTACAATTAGCAAACAAATCATAACCAAATATTTTATTGACAACTGGTATATCAAATCCTAATATGTTATGACCTATTACTTCTTCAGTTTGTTTTATAAACTCTTCAAACCTATGTAAGTTATCTTCTCTAAACTGATAGTAAGTGTCATTATGTTTACAAACAATACACCATATCTTATCAGCAGTCATGGTTGTTTCTATATCAAATATAACTTTATTAAAAGTCATCTGACTTTACCTCTGTTAATCTACCAGTATCTATATCATACCTTAAATCACAACAAGGACCAGTTATACCTGAGAATCTATTCTTTAATACTCTTATCCTAGTGGTGTTCCTTATATCAGGGTCATCGTTCTGTGCGTCTCTCTCAAGCCCAATAACCATGTCACTTAGCTGTCCTATACTAGCTGAACCTCTTAATTGTGATAAAGAAGTTGATGCTCCCTCTTCATGTCCTTTACCTTCAGGTCTTCTAAGGTGTGATACAACTATCATAGATACCCCTGTCTCTTGAACAAGTGTTCTAAGTCTAGTCATAATTTCATCCAATGCTCTTCTCTCATCACCATGTTGTTGGTCTGATACAATAATACTTATATGGTCAATGACTATATACTTACAATCTAAACCTTTAGCTAAGAACCTAACTCTTGAAACAATATTATCAATAGAGTTAGAACCAAAATGGTCAAACATAAATACTCTACCAGTACCTACTGTTGCATCAAAGTAAGTTTTCATTTCTTCTTTACTAACATGAACATCTGGTAAGTGTAATCTTTGATTAGCTTCAACACTCATCAAACCTTTTGAAGTTATAACTGGTGTCTCCTCTAACATTAACAAACCAATTTTATCTTCAGTTGATTTTATAATGTGATGTACTACCTCTCTCATTACTTGTGTCTTACCTAGTCCAGACCCTGCTGTAAAGGTAACTAACTCTGAAGGTCTTAGTCCATAAGTAATTTTATTTAAACCTTCAAATGGATACTGAACAAATGATTTAGTAATTGGTTTTAGTACAGCATCTAATAGTGTATTAGCATTTATAATTCCATCTGGTGCAAATACTTTAGCATCCCAAAATGTTTTATTATATATTTGTATTTTATTTTTTGTTAAACAATCTGAAGCATCTTTAAATCCTTCAGGTAAATGCATAACCTTACATTTTCCTGGTGAAAATAACTCTGCAACTTTCATTGCACCTACTCTACCTTGTTCATCATTATCAAAATTTATAATGACATTATCAAAATTATTTTCTAACCATTCTAAACTTGTCTTAATATCTTTTACTGCTGAAGAGATACCATTCTTAATACTAACTACTGGTGTGTGGTAGTTTCCTTTTAACATCATCTGATAAGCTGATAAACAATCTAACTCACCTTCAGTTATTATACAGTATTTATTTTTAGAAAAAAGATGTTCACCAAACAGCCCAGAGTTTTTTGTATTACCTTGTATACTAAACTCTTTTAGCTTTGTGTATCTAGTCTTAGTCGCAATCTTTGCACCTTGCGTATCGTGATATGGATAGTAATGGTTTGTTATAGTACCCATGTTATCCATCTTAACTGTCACTCCAAACTTCTTACAAGTTTGTTCTGAAATATTTCTATCTATAATTTCTGCATAGTTAGAATCTTTCATATAATCTTTTACTTCATACTCATTATTACTATTCGTTGTTGGTTGTAATTCCATATCGTATTCCCTTATGTATTCTTGACAGGAAAAACAATAAGCAGAGTTGTCTGCATTCACAGATACTGCATCACTACTTGAACATAGTGGACAGGGTAAGTGAAACTTTACAAATCCATTTTTATTTATTTCTTCCATAGTCGCCCTTATGATTAATTAATTCAAAAAAAAAGAAGCCGACTCTACTACAAGCCGACTTCTTTCAGGAGTAAAAAATGATGACACACTATATGTCCTTCACTTTGTGAGATGTTATACTAAAAATCTTCCTTGATGTCAACACCTGCACCATTAGAAGTTTCAATATCAAAATCTTCTTTAGGTGTATACTCGATTAAGTCCATGACTTGTACAGCTTGTAAGTCCAAGCCCTTTCCCTTCTTACCTTTGAAGTTCCAGTCATAAGGTCTGTACATTACTTTAACCTTACTACCATTACCAACTATTTTATCGAGTGGTTGTTTAGCACCATCAACTAATGTTGGTTGTGTATTCTTATCACCATTAGCTTTAGATACTTTTCTTTTAAATCTAACTATGTTAGATATTGTTTGCTCATCAATTACAGTTTCCCCAACAGAGATTCCTTGACTTCTAAAGTCTTCTGCTGTTGCGTCATCAACTGCTAAATCAATTCTCCACATAGGTTCAAACTTTTCGTTTGGTCGTGTCAGAGAAGCCCAGTAAGCTGTGCCTTCAATTATTGCCATATGTATTTTCCTTTATTGTTATTGTTATTATTAAAATGGTAGTAAACCCCATACCTTTTGTGCGTAAATAAAAGTATATGTTCCTATCACTTTTGTTTTATATATTAACCAAGACATTATTGTCCTTTTTTGTTATTGTTAATTGTTATTGTTTTACTATCATATTTAATCATCGGTGTCAACACTTGGCTCAACTTTATTTTCAAGCATCTCTTCTATTTTCTTATCGATGTTTAATTTAATAGTTTGTTTCTTATTCAGTTTCTCTTGTAGGTCTGCTATCTTTGAACCCATCGAATGAACATCTGAATTAGCTTGTTCTAATTGTATTAGAATTTGTTTAATCTTACTATCTTTTTGTACGATAGTATCATTTAGTTCTTGTTTCTCTTTTGTTAAATCAGAGATTGTAGATTTATATTCTTTTAATAAAGATTTATCTGTCATTGTTTTAACTTCTTAGCATATACATATTCAGTTTTATTTTCATATTCTTCATAACAGTTATCACAAATCTTTGTGTTCCTATCTTGAATGTACCTTCTCATACTACCACCATGTTTACTGCACTCACACTTATGGCAAGTGTCTTGAAAGTTTAATCCACCATCCATCATTCCCATTAGTCTAACCCTACTACTATTTTTTTAATAATACTAACTGGTACATTTTTTTTATTTGGATTATTACTACATCCACTTAATAATATTACTGTAATAGTTAACAGCATTATAAATAAAATTAAATTTCTAAACATAATTATATTATATTAAATGTTCCTAATACCATACATACTAATATGTAAAACATATAACCTAATAAACAATAACCTATTATTTTTTCGTATATGGTAAACATTATATTGCTATACATCCTTCAGTAAA